GAAAAAGGCACGACTACTTCACGTCGGCGCTGCCTTGGCCTCAGAAGGGGGACGCCGTTAGTCTGCCGCTCGGTACGCAGGCACCGATCTCGGGGATCGGTTTCAATGCAAACCTCGGGGCAATCACCACGGAAAATAACGTCCGACAGCCGGACGGAACGACGGTGACGTTTACGAACGCGGCGGACTTCCAGACCGCCACGAACCGCGACGCCTTCGTGATGCGAATGTCCAGCAGCACGCTCGCAACTGCGTACCCGAACGTGTACGCGGACCTAAGCGAAGCGACGGCGGCAACAATCAACGAGCTGCGAATGGCCTTCCAGATGCAAAAGCTCTTTGAAAGGGACGCCCGAGGGGGAACGCGTTATGTGGAAATCCTCAGAGCCCACTTCGGAGTCATCAGCCCCGACGCACGCCAGCAGCGCGTCGAGTATATCGGGGGAGGAACGATCCCGATTAGTGTCAACCCGGTGGTCTCGACGGCTGAGCTGGGAGGCAATATCGGCGACACGGGCGCGTTCGCGACCTTTGCGGGCAAAATCCCGCGAATCAGTAAGAGCTTCACCGAACACTCGGTGATCCTCGGACTGGTCAGTCTGCGAGCGGACCTCACCTATCAGCAGGGTGTGCCTAAGCAGTTTCTGCGAAGCACGAAGTACGACTTCTATTGGCCCGCGCTCGCGCACTTGGGAGAGCAGGAAGTACTTAACCAAGAGATCTACAAGAACGGAACGGCGACGGATAATCAGGTATTCGGATACCAGGAACGATGGGCCGAATACCGGTACAAGCCCAGCCAGATCACGGGAGCGATGCGAAGTACGTACGCGCTCCCGCTTGATGTGTGGCACTTGTCTCAAGAGTTCGGATCGCTGCCGCTTCTCAATGAAGCATTCATCGTGGAGAACCCCCCGATGTCGCGAGTGCTGGCAACGACGCTCGGAGGCTCGATCGCAATCCTCGACGGATATTTCTCGGTCAAGCACGTGCGACCAATGCCGACGTACTCGGTGCCGGGTCTCATCGACCACTTCTAGGAGGCACTATGACAGGACTAGAGGCGATGTTATTAGGGGGAGCCATTGGCACTGGCTCCCAAATGGCGGGAGGCGTCTTCGATTGGGGTTTCCGAGGAATCACCTCGGGAAATTGGGGCGGGACGAGCAAGGAACGAAAGAACCAGATTCACGATATTCGGACGCTTAGGCGCCGCGAGTATCAGGACATGGTTCACAGTCTCACGCAAGCCGGCCTCAACCCCATGCTGGCCGTAGGCGGATCACCGGGGCACGCAACCGCCCAGGTAGTTCAGCAAATGCCGAGCCCCAGTGGAGGGAATGCAGGAAGCGCAGCAGCAGGAATGGCGAAGGCATTCGCGGATCACCGCAAAGCCGGAGTGGCAGAAGACCTGATGCCAGCGCAAAAGGCGAGTATCGAGCAAGGCACGTTTAACACGATGCTAAACCGAGCGAACCTACTGCAACAGTACGACGAAGTTAAGCAAAACATGGCGACGCAGAAGGCTCTACAAAATCTGTATGAGCAGGACGCACTCAATAAGGGAGCAAGCGCAGACAAAATCAACCAAGAAATCCGAAACATCGAAAGATTTGGCCCGACCGGAAGAACAACAGCGGACGTATTCCGAAACATCCTAATTCCAGACGATCCCAAGGCCACCGCTAAGGCGCTGTGGGAATATATTTCAGGGAGTGACAGTAATGCCGAAAGATAGAATCCAAGTGCTCGCGGACGTGGGAACGCGCTCGCGCACAAAACAGGCGAACAGGGCCGAGACCGATATCAACCTAATGGTGGCCCGTTACAAGAAAACGGGAATCTTTCAGAACCTCAATCCGAGGGAGCCGAAGTACGGCGACTTCTCGGAAGCGGTGAGTCTCGAAGAGGCTTACCAGCGGGTGAGCGACGCGAACGAATCGTTCATGGCGCTCCCCGCAAACGTCCGCGCATTGGCACAGAACAACCCTGTCGTTCTGATGGAAATGCTCGCGGACGAAGGGGCAACCCAGGCACTTGTCAAGGCCGGGCTGCCCATTAAGACACCACCTCAGGAGGGGGGAAACACCGCACTCGAAAATGTGGCAGCTCCCTCCGGGGGTGGTGTCAGTTAGACCAATTACCTACAAGTAGGGTAATTGGAAAACAGGATCCGGGGTGACCCGGAACCGGAAGGGGATGGGCCATGAAACGGGCCAGGATGAGCCGAAAGGCGAGCCGGAAGAACTTCCGGCAGGGATCAAAGACTGCGGTGGTCAACTTGACCACGAAGCCGCTGCGGGGCGGATGGAGATTCTGATTGGCGTGCACAACGCCGATCAGGGGAGTCCGGGGTTCCGATGGAGTCGTGAGACTCAAAAAAGGAATTCCGGACTCCCGCCTCTTCGGAGGCGGGACGAGGCCGGAGCTCGAGCTGCCCTGCGGCAGATGCATGGACTGCAAAGTCCGAAGAACGCAGGACTGGGTTACGAGAGTCACCCATGAGACGACGCTCCACGACGACGCTTGCTTTCTCACCCTCACATTCAGCGATGACGGACTGGCGCTGCGAGAATTGCAGCACGGAACGCACAGGTACGACTTGGATATGGGGGACTGGCAGCGATTTGCTAAGCGGCTGCGGAAGGAGCTTAAGAAGAGGGGAAGACCCGGAATCAGATATTTCCAAGTGGGCGAATACGGAGACGAAGAAAAAAGACCGCACTATCACGCTTTGATATTCGGAGAAGCATTCAGAGGGGATGGAGAAAAATGGAAGGACGAGAACGGACACCCGGCGTGGCTAAGCACAATAATCGAAAAATGCTGGCCGTATGGATTCCACGAGATCAAAGAAGCGACGCCGGAAAGTATCGCATACGTATGCAAGTACGTGCAGAAGAAACTCTACGGCGAGAAGAAGGAAAGACAACAAAAGCGGATCGACTGCGAAACTGGCGAAGAAATAACAGTTAGGCCAGAGCTGGCGAGCATGAGTAGAGGGGGAAGAACAGGGAAAGGAATAGGACATGGATGGTGGAAGGAATTCGGAAACGAAGTCTTCCCAGATGACTTCGTGATATTGAAAGGAAAGAAGGTGCCGGTGCCCAGGTACTACTTCAAACAGCTAGAAGCAGAAGCACCGGACCTCTATGAGCTAGTCAGCGAACAACGGTGTAAGTCTGCGGCAGGCCGCGCCGCTGACAATACGCCCGAAAGGAGGCTGGTTAGGGGGAAAGTAACAGCAGGGAAACTAGGAATAGCAGGAAAGCGCAAATTGTAAGTAGAAAGATATTGCGAAAACGACGAGGATAAATAAAAAAGAACGAAACAAAGAAAAAAAGAAAAAAAAGAATTGACATGAGTTACCTATAAGTGTAACATGGAGGAATGGAAAAACGAAACAGCCTAAGGGCATGGAGAAACAGAAATGAATACAGAACAGCGAAAACTTTACAACAAAATGTTAGAAGCAGAAGAGGCAGTCCGACAACAAATAAAACAACGAAACGACGCTATGACAGCCTACAGGCATTCAGTGAAACTACTCGAAAAGGCAAAAGCCGAATTCATCAAGGTGGCCACCGAAAAATGAACAAACAAAAAATCATTCAACTGGTTACGCATATCATCACGGCGATCCTGAGCGGACTCGCCGGATTCTTCGGAGCAAACTAATGGAAAAAATCGGCCAAATCCTAGAAACGATTGATATCCTCGGACAAACAATCCACAGAATTCAAAACGAATGGGAGCATGACGCCGAAACCGACGACGCTTTAATTCATGTGCTCGGAATGCTGACTTGGCTCGATATAACCCTGAGTAGGGAAGATGGGAGAATCTAATGCGAATCTATACGGTGTATGACACGAAGGCAGAGCAATACGGGAACCCGGTGTTCTGCCGAACGGACGCGGAAGCGCGGCGGCAGTTTGCAACGGTGGCGGAGGACCCGACAAACGAGATCGGGAAGCACCCGGAGGACTTCATCCTCTACCGGATCGGGACGTGGGACAACGAAAACGGGAATATCAAGCCAGAGCAAGGAACGTGTATCTGTAAAGCAATCGAATTCAAGAAGGAGCAGAACTAAATGAAGAACTCAGCCGGACGCGTGAATCAAAAGACTTTCGCCACCATTCCGAGAGCGGATATCCCGCGCTCAGTGTTCAATCGGAGCAGCACCCTCAAAACCGCCCTTCCGGCGGCCGGGATTCTGTACCCGATCTTCACAGACGAGGCGCTGCCGGGAGATACAATCAGTATTACCCCGGTGATACTCGGAAGATTGGCGACGCCGCTTTATCCGATTATGGATAACGTGTACGCAGACATTCACTTCTGGGCGTGCCCGCTACGGCTGGTGTGGAATAACTTCCAGAAATTCATGGGAGAACAGGAGGACCCGGACGACTCGACCGATTTCGTCGTGCCGCAGCTCGTGAGCGGCACGAACGGATTCGCGGCCTTAAGCCTGCCGGACTTCCTTGGGTATCCGCCAATGGCGAGCTCGGGAACGACAAGCTCAATGAGCGCGTTCTACACGCGAGCTTATAACTTGACGTGGAACCAATGGTATAGGTCGGAAATCCTTCAGGACTCGGTGGTCGTGGATAAGGATGACGGCCCGGACGCGATCGGAGATTATGTGCTCCTGCCGCGAGGAAAAAGGCACGACTACTTCACGTCGGCGCTGCCTTGGCCTCAGAAGGGGGACGCCGTTAGTCTGCCGCTCGGTACGCAGGCACCGATCTCGGGGATCGGTTTCAATGCAAACCTCGGGGC